TGCTCCAGCTCCAGAACAGCGATGGCAGGAGTGACGAATTCCTGTGACCTCTCATCGAACTGCTCGTTCCCTGGAACTGTGATCGTGAGCATCCTCTGGCCTCCTGCCGGTCCCCCGGACTAGTAGTCGAACGTCCAGTCGTCGTCGCCGGTGATGCGGTGACCCGGGGTGGCGTGGGCCTCGACCAGCGCGGTCTCGCCGACGGCCAGCGCAGGCTGAGCGCCCGGAGCCGCCTCGACGCCGTTGATCGTCCACTCGACGCCGACCACGTTGGGCAGCGTGACGATGTGGGTGGCCTGGACGTACGTCGGGGCGTTGGCGGCGGTGAGCCGGACGTCGGTCGTCGTGCCCTCGAACAGATCGATGACCTCGGACGGCGAGGGAAGGCGTGCGTCGACACCGGCCGAGCCGTAGAGGATCTCCTCGAGATCGGCGAGGGCGGCCGCATCGACCTTGGTCGAGTCGATGACGATCAGGGCCGTCGACTTGTACTGCCCGGTGGCGCCCTCGACCGCGACCGGCGTCGTCGTCAGCTCCCAGCTGAACGAGATCGCCTCGGGCGAGTCGTTGATGGTGGCGTAGGCCTTCTCGGACGGCGCCGCCAGGGCGCCGTAGATGAGATGCAGCTTGTAGCCGTGGTCCTGCCCGTCGAGATCGTTGCCGACCTTGGTGCGGTAGCAGAGACCGAACTGCTTGCGGCTCTGCTGACCGACGAGAACGCCGGGCACCGGTTCGAGCGTGCCGTCGCACTGGCCGAACTCGTCCGGGTAGGTGAAGGCCTCGACCGTGGCGCCGAACTCCTCGGCCGACAGCAGGTTGAGGTACTTGATGTTGTCCGCGTACTGCGGGTTGGACTCCGCGCCCGTCGGCGACTCTGTCACGGTGGTGAGGCCGTTCCAGGCCACGCCGCTCTCGTAGCTGCCGGTCTCGTCGGGGATGTAGAGGACGCCGTGATCGACGCCAGTCTCGTACAGGCGCTCGCCGACCTGATCCCAGGTCAAAGCTGTCATGCTTCTGCCTTTCGCTCAGAAGAACAAGGTGAAGACGTCGTGATTCAGGCCGTCAGCCGTGAAGAACCGATTCATCGTGCACATCGGCAACAGGGCAACGGCTTGAACGATGGTGCTATCCGGATCTCGGTCGATAACCGTGACCATATACCGCAAAGTGATGCGATATGAGCCATTATCGGCGTGTTCAGTCTCCGCGAAATCGCGCTTGTAGACAATGCAGGGATACTGCATCTGCACGTTCTCGGGCGGCTGAAAATATACGTGATCCGCAAGTTGCTCTAGGAGAACCTGTAGATCAAGGCGTGGGGCCATTATAGACCTCCCCTAGCCTCAGAATAAGTCGGGGACGCTGCACTTCGACGTCAGAAACCGTCCACAGAGTCCCCGAATATTCCACGTATTTGATGGCTTGGATATGGCTTGTGGCGTAGTCGTCGGCCACGATACTGACCGAATTACGCACCGTGATCTCGCTGTTGAGGTTCTCCCCTTCGGAAGAATGCCTCGTATTCCGGACGACGTCACCGAAATATGAGCGCTCAACAATCGTGTCAGTCCACACGCCGGGTGCGGATTCCTCAGAAGAGCCGTACCCGACGCGACCATAGAACCGCGCCATCAGATCTGCGTCAGATCATCCGGCTTCGTTCTTGAACGTCCACTCGTCGTGCTGGTCGTCCGCGAAGTACTTGCCCGCGTTCGGCGTGGCGTAGATCTTCAGGGAGTCGCCGTCGGCGAGGGCGATCGGAGCCGCCGTCGTGACGACCGCGTTGGTGTCGGCCCGCTTGTAGGTGACACCGGCCGTCGTCTTGGGCGTGATCGTGGTGCCGTCGAAGTCGGGCTCCTCGGGAGCGACGAGCACGTTGGCGGCCGCGGTCTTGCGGACGACGAGTGCCGAGCGGATCTTCGTGAGCGCGCCCGAGAGCCGCGTCTCGAGCAGGTAGGTGTACTGGTTGTAGTCGATGTTGAAGTCGTCGAACAGCGTGACGTCGCCGCCCTTGTCCGTGCCGATCGTGTAGTCGGACAGGTTGACGATGATGCCGAAGACGTCCGGGACTCGGTCCATCGGCTCGACGGCCACGATGTTGCGGACGCCCATCGCGTTGGCCAGCTCCTGGGGCGTGTTCCAGAAGCGACGGCCCATGTTGTCCTTCGCCAGCAGCAGCCAGGTCTGGTTCTTGAGCGTGGTGTAGAACGTCGGCGCGCCGGAGCCCTTGTAGAGCTCCATGCCGTACATGACGGCCTCGACGATCTCCTCCGGCTTGGAGTTGGCGTCGTCGATGTTGACGTTGATCGTCGCGGCGTACAGCTCGTGATCGTTGATGATCGAGCGGATGCCGGTGCCGTCGGTGGCGCCGATCGGATCCTTGATCTTGTCGGGATCGTCGACCTCGCGGCCGTCGCCGATGAGGATCGAGACGGCGAGCTCCTCGTCGAGCATGATCCGCATCTCGCCCTTGAGGAAGGCGACGACGTCGAAGTCGGTGATGTCGAGGATGTCGTCGCGGTCGAGCTTCTGCTTCTTGTACGCGGTCGCGGGACCGGTGGTCCGCTTCGAGACTCCGAACCATTCCTCCTTCTTCATCGACCCCTTGATGTAGCCCTTCGCACGGGCTTCGTCTTGGGTGAGGTCGGCCCAGAAGTTCTTGATCCGGGTGAAGGGGGAGTGCTTGGTCCCGTTGAGGACGCCGGAGACCCATTCGGTCCGGCGCTTGTCGAGGTCGGGGACGGCGTCGACGGCCTTGGCGTCGGGAAACAGGATCTCGATGTTGTCGATCCCGTGCTTGAGCGCGTACGCCTCCACGCCCTGCTTGAGCGTCCCGTGCTGGAGTGAGAGTTCGTGGATCTCCTTGAACTCGTCGTGGCTGAGGTGACGACGCTCGGGCTTGCCATCGCCCCCGCCGTTCTTCTCCTTCTCCTTCTGCTCGAAGACGTTGCGCGCCATCCAGGTTCCCTCTTTCTTCTTCTCGTCGATGGACTTGTCGGAGTGTTCGGCGGAACCGGCGGCCTCGACTGCGGCGCCGACCATGTAGTGGACGACGGTCTGCTGCTCCTCCGACATGGCGTCGTAGATCTCCTGGACGGTCTTGTCGGACCCGCCCTTGTCGTCCGGCTTCGACGAGCTCGAGTCGGCGTGTGCGATCGCGAGACCGGTGGAGATGATGGCCTCGTCCTCGAGCGTGACGCGCTCGCCGTCGGAGTGCTCCAGCCGGACGTTGTCGATGAACGCGCCGGGGTTGGCACCGGCCATCACGAGGCTGACCTCGCGGATCATGCCGTGCACGACGCTGGAGGCCTTCTCGACCAGCTTGTTGGCGTAGATCGACAGGAACTTGATGTCGTCGTGCTGGACCAGCGTATGCGCGTTCTTGCCCTGCGGGGTCGGATTGAAGAACCCGTAGCCGTAGACGCCGTCCTCGCGGTTCTCGAGCACCGTGTGCCCGAGCACGTTGTTGGCGTCGTCGTGGCCGTGATGCCACACCAGCGGAACCGTCGTCTTGTCCTGATGCTTGAAGGCATCGGGCATGATCGTGCGGCCGTCCGAGCAGCGCATGTTGGCTCGGGTGACGTAACCGGTGAAGTCGGGCTCTCGTTCGTGCATGAGGCTGCCCCCCAGCGTGAAGATCGCTGAGCCGGGCTTGGCCTTTGCTCCCATTTTGAAGTTTCCTCTCGAAGTTGGTGTTCTGGCTTTTAGCCGGACTTAGGGGGCGGGCGGCTCGAGCTTCTCGAGCTTGTCGATCGCAGAAGTCAGACGTCCCTTGAGATTGGAGATCTGGTTCTTCAGTTCCTCCGCCGTCTTCTCGGGTTCTTCTTTCTTCTTCTCGCCTTCCTTGTTCGTCGGCATCTTGATCGACTTCTGATGCGCATTGCGCATCTTCAGATCCAGATCCTGCGTGATCTTCGCGAGCTTGATCGCGACATCATGCATGTACACCTTGGTGGTCTGAGCCTGTGTCGGACGCTTCTTCGTCTTCGGAGCGTTGAATCCTCGGATCGACACGACGGTCGATCCCACGTCCGAGACGCCTTCAGTCCCTTTCTCCCTCCCCTTCAGCTTGCGGGTCCGAAGGTAGTACTCATGCGCCTTGCGGGCATCGTAGGGAGCGCGATGCTCCAGATCCCCGTGCAGGAGAACCGAACCATCCGGAAGTCTCATGCGGCCAGTTGTTCCAGCTCTGCGAGAACACTGTCGATCTCGGCCCTTGGATCGCCTTCGGCCTCGGATGCAGCCGTGGTGGCTGCGATC